AAAGATATTTTGAATGGTATGTGGCAACCAATCCTGCTGGTCAACCTTTTAAAAGAGATCATAAAAATCGGTCGCTGAACTTTACCTACTCAAAGATGGGTGTGCCAAAAGAATTAGTTCGTTCTGAACATGCACGAGGAATTTATTTTACACCTCTGTACGATAAGACTTCTGATTTTCTCAGAAAAGAATGCAAGTTCGAAGATATGAAAAAGACTTTTGATAGCAGCACCGAAGCATTGGTTAAAATCTGGAAAGAGAAACATGCAAAAGGTCGAATCGGTTTTCTGAAGAAGAAAGGTAAAGTGTCAGATGAAACCTTATTTTATGATGACCTCATTTACATGACTTGGGAAGAAACAAAAGATAAGTACCTGAATCAAGTAGGACGTTAGTGTTGTATTTTTACAACAGTGTTGACAAAGCATTCTGTACCATGTAGAATCGTTTCATAACGTGAGGAAACGAAATGCAATTCACTCAAGAATCTAAGTCTCAACTAGCCAAGCTTATGGCTAGTGAGAATATTCGAGTCGAACATCAAAAGATTCAAACGGCTATGTTCGATTTGAAGAATCGCACACTCTACTGCCCTATCTGGGAAAATATGTCTGGTGAACTTTATGATCTTCTTCTAGGTCATGAAGTTGGTCATGCATTGGAAACTCCAGAAGAGGGCTGGCATAACGCAGTCATGGGTACTGGCAAGTTCAATAAAAACTTCAAGCACTTTTTGAATGTGGTTGAAGATGCTCGTATCGAGAAAAAAATCAAGCGGCGCTACCCTGGTCTTCGCCCTTCCTTTGTCAAAGCTTATCAAAGCTTGATCGATAAGGATTTCTTTGGCATTAAAAATCGAAAGATTGATGATATGCCTTTCATTGATCGATTGAATTTGTACACCAAAGCTGGTGTTAATCAGGGTATTACCTTTACTGATGAAGAACAAATCCTTGTTTCACAGGTTGAATCTTGCGAAACTTGGGAAGATGTTGTTCGGGTAACTGGTGCCATCTTTGAATACTCAAAAGATGAGCAAAAAGAATTGATGCAGGAGCAGATGAAGAAAATCTCCTCTTCATTCGACAACATGGATGATTCCGATTTTAGTGAAGATTACGATTTTGATGATTATGGTGATGAGAAAGGAGATGAGTCGGAAGAAAGTTCCGATATCTCCAATAAATCTCGCGAATCTGATGATGCTGATGGTGATCAACAATCATTCGAGAACGATGAATATATTATAAATCGATACAAAGATTCTTCACCTTTCATTGGTTCTGATAACTTTGAACCTGTTTGTGTTACTGATGAAGCTTTTCGCAATAATGAATCGAAGTTGCTTTCGAAAGAAAGTCGCGACTATGTTTATGTTGATGTTCCTAAACCAATTCTAAACAAAATCGTTACTCCCTACAAGCGTGTACATGAATTGATGGATGCATGTTGGGCTCATGAAGAAATTCAACAGAAAATTTCTGAGTATTATACCGAGTTTAAAAATAAAAATGACCGTTACATTGGTTTGTTAGCCAAAGAATTTGAGATGCGTAAATCTGCATCGAAGTTCTCCAAACAGAAAATTTCTGAGACTGGAGATATCGACGTAAACCGTATTTACAAATATCAAATTGAAGATAATCTTTTCCGTAAACTTACAAAAGTTCCAAAAGGTAAGTCTCATGGTATCGTTATCATGTTTGATCGGTCTGGGTCGATGGTCAATTGTATGAAACATACACTTGAGCAAGTTCTAATTTTGACTGCATTCTGTCGCAAAGTTAATATTCCTTTTGTAGTGTACGGTTTCGGAAATAATGTTGCCTGCCGTAATATTGATTTTCCGAATGAAGATATGGCTTTGAGAGGATTTTCTTCCAACGATAAAGAATTGTATTTAAATCATGTTTACTTGCGAGAGTATTTGAATTCGAATATGAAATCTTCCGAATACACTCGCTGTATGAAAAATGTTCTTGCACTATCGAATTCCTATGGTGGTCGTTACTCGCGAACTATTTTTCGCCCTTATTCTGAAGAATTGTCCAATACTCCTTTGATTGAAGCAATGGTTGCTCTCGAACCTTTGACTAATGATTTTCGTAAGATGAACAATCTGGATATTGTAAATACAATTCTGATTCATGATGGTGATGCAGATAATGTTCATTGTTACAATCTCAATCAGTCTTATAAAGTGTTCAATTCGGAAAAACAAAATGTTGTTTTGACCGATAAGAAAAATAAACTTCAATTCGATGTTGTAGGTGATAAACTTTTCGAATCTGTTTTGAGTTGGTACTCCAAAGTAACTGATTCAAAAATTATCGGTTTCTATATTACTGGAAATCCTTATGAAACCCGTGAAGCAATTTGTCGGCGTTATCATGATGAGAACGGAAAACATATTCAAGAATTGTTTGAAAATCGTTTTTATGAAATGAAAGAAAAATCTAAAGAGTTGCAAAAAATTGTCCGCGACAATAAACATCTTGAATCGAACAATAAAGGCTACTCAAAATTCTATTTCGTTCCTGGTGATTCGAATCTTGCTGCTGAAGATTATGAATTGGATATTCAAGAGGGTGCCAAAACTAGCCAAATCAAAAAAGCTTTTCTGAAGGCTAATGTTAAAAAGCAAATTAGCCGAGTGTTCGTTAACAAATTCATTCAGCAAATCGCTGTATGATTTTTACAACAGTCTGGAAGGTCGCTTGACAGGACCTTCCAGGCATCATATAATGATCATATCTTCTGAGGAGTTTCTATATCATGAGTTCACGTGCTAATAAGCGCCAAATGGTTCTCGATCTTCTGTCTGCTTCTGGTAAAACCATTCTGAGTCGGCAAGATATTGCTTCGATTTGCTCAGAAAATTCTATTGCATTTCCTCACTGGTTCACCAATGATGATTCGAATCGAGTGAGTCGCGGTATGTTCCGTGTTCCTTCTTCTGCTATCGTTGAGATGGCTTCGACCGCTCAGGTAATTCCCATGAGTAAAAATACACAATCGGGTAATCGTATCTCTAGTGTTACTACCGATCTTGAAACTGAAGATTTGGTACCAAAAGTATACGATAACTATGTTCCTTTTGGTAACTTCAATGATTTGGTTTCTATCTTTAAGAGCAACCAATTCTTTCCTGTCTTTATTTCTGGACATTCCGGTAACGGCAAAACAATGTCCGTCGAACAAGCTTGCGCTAAAACCAAACGTAAGTTTGTGTGTGTATCGATGACTCCCGATACCGATGAGTCCGATCTTCTCGGTAACTATGTTCTAATCAACGGTCAAATGGAATGGCGTGATGGTCCCGTGACTGTTGCTGCTCGTCAAGGTGCTGTTCTTTGTATCGATGAAATTGACTACGGTGCTCAGAATCTTTCCTGCTTGCAACGGGTACTTGAAGGTAAACCCTTTCTTTTGAAGAAAAAGAATGAACTTGTTCGCCCTGCTGAAGGCTTCACTATCGTAGCCACCGCAAACACCAAAGGTAAAGGCAGTGAGGACGGTCGATATATGTTCACCAATGTTCTAAACGAAGCATTCTTGGAACGTTTTCTGAACACCTACGAACAAGAATTTCCTCCCGTGAAAGTTGAACAGAAAATTATCAAGAAAGAACTTGAATCGTTCGGTCGTAAAGATGATGATTTCGGTGATCTTCTTGTTAACTGGGCTGATGTTATTCGCCAGACTTTCAAGGAAGGTGGTGTTGATGAGATTATTTCGACCCGTCGCCTAGTTCATATCTGTCGCACCTATTCTGTTCACGGAGATAAAGCTAAGTCTATCGAATTGTGCTTGAATCGTTTCGATGATGACACTAAGGCTGCGTTTCTGGATCTTTACAATAAGCTTCAAAAGCCTGAAGTTGTTCAACCATCGGTAGAAAAAACTGACGAGGTTCCTTTCTGATAACTGTACCTGAGAACCTATTGACAAGGTTCTCAGGTTTTGTTATTATTTGTCCTAGAGCACTGCTCTTTTTAACTTAACTATGGAGATAATTTGATGACTAAAATGTCTGCTAAACAAAAAATGCTAAATGCCCTTACTAAAGCTGAAGGGTTTAATACTTTTACTGTAGCTTCTGCTCGTAATCGTTTTGGTGTTACGAACGTTTCAGCCCGTATTCACGAACTTCGTGAAGAAGGATATCCTATCTATACCAACCGCAAAACTCTTGCTGATGGTCGTAAGATTTCCTTCTATCGTATGGGCAAGCCTAGCAAAGAAGTTGTTGCTGCTGGTTACCGTTCTCTTCGTGAGAAGAATGTTCGCACATTCGCCTAATACCTAACTAATCCTTGATAAGGAGGCGATATATAATAGTATCGCTTCCTTATTTTTTATGGTGAATTATGGAAATTAAAGTAAAAATTGATGACTTGAAAAAAAGCAAACTGTTTATTGCAACACCCATGTATGGTGGCATGGCTCATGGCATGTATGTGAAGTCTTGTCTTGATCTTCAAGGTATTATGTCAAAGTATGGAGTCGAAACAAGATTTTCATTTCTGTTCAACGAATCTTTGATCACCAGAGCTAGAAATTATCTAACAGATGAATTTCTCCGTTCAGATTGTACCCATCTATTGTTTATCGATTCTGATATTCATTACAATCCTCAAGATGTAATTGCTCTTCTAGCACTAGATAAGGACGTGATTGGTGGTCCATATCCGAAAAAATCAATCAACTGGGCTAATATTGCTGAAGCTGCAAGAAAACATCCAGATATGAACCCAGGTGAATTAGAAAATCTTGTTGGCGATTATGTATTCAATGTGGTAAAAGGAACTCAACAATTCACTGTCACTGATCCTCTAGAAGTTCTGGAGATTGGTACTGGATTCATGTTGATCAAGCGGCATGTATTCGAACAGATGGAGAAAGCTTATCCACAACTTCGATACAAACCAGATCACGTTGGGCAGGCACACTTCGATGGCTCACGATATATTCATGCATACTTTGACACTATCATCGACACTAAAGAGAGTGCAACAGGTGGTGGTTCTGACCGTTATCTTTCTGAAGACTATATGTTTTGTCAATTGTGGAGAAAGATCGGAGGTCAAATCTATTTGTGCCCTTGGATGAGAACTCAGCATATTGGAACATATCCTTTCACTGGCAATATGCCTAAGATTGCTGAACTTACTGGGAGACTATGATGAAAGATGATCAATATGAACTTTTTGAGTCTACTAATGTCATGGATGAAGTTGCTCGTTCACAAGTAGCCACTGAAGGTGGTAGAAAGTTTGATGGTAGTAAATTGGAATATGGGCTTCTTCCTCCTCTTGCACTCAAAGCTACCGTTGATGTATTGACATTTGGTGCTCAAAAGTATGAGCGTGACAATTGGAAATTGGTGCCAGATTCTAAGCGTAGGTATTTCGATGCACTACAGCGACATTTGTGGGCATGGAAAGAAAATGAGAAACTAGACCCCGAATCTGGTAAACATCACCTAGCACACGCTATGTGTTGCTTGATGTTTTTGTATGAACATGATATACTGTATTCTGTTGATAAATGATGAGGTTATATAATGAAACTTTCTAAAGAAACTCTTTCTGTTCTGAAAAATTTTGCATCGATTAATGATGGTATTGTTTTTCGTTCAGGAAATATTTTGAGAACTTGCGATACTCAAAAGCAAATCATGGCTGAAACAAAAATCAGCGAAACGATTCCTTCAAACTTTGCAATTTACGATTTGAATCGTTTTCTTTCCGTGTTGTCTCTACATGATGACAATACAGAAATTGAACTGGATGATAATAACAAGGCTGCAAATCTCAAGAGCGGAAAAAAGCGTACCAGTTACAAGCTTTGCTCTATTGAGATGATCAAGAATGCACCAGATAAAACTATTTCTATGCCTTCTGTTGATGTATCTTTCACCTTGTCATCAGACGATCTTGACACTGTTTTGAAGTCGGCTTCCGTATTGGGTAGCCCACATATTGCTATCAAATCTGATGGAACAAAAATTGTTGTTGCTCAACTTGACAGCAAAAATTCATCAGCACATTCAAGTGAAATCGAAATCGCTGATGGTGATGGCAAAAAATACAATATGCTTTTTAAGACGGAAAATCTTCGGATGATTCCTGGGTCTTATCAAGTATCAATTTCTTTCCGTGGTATTGCAAGCTTCAAACATACTGAAAAGGACATTCAGTATTGGGTAGCAACTGACATTGGTTCGACAAACGAATAATTTTGTGACTTTTTATATTATGAGGTATCATGGAACATATACTTTGGACGGAGAAGTATCGCCCACAGACCGTTAATGATTGTATTCTTCCCGAAAGGCTGAAAAAGCCTTTCGAGGAGTATGTAAAAAGTGGAACGATTCCACATTTGCTTTTGAGCGGTGGTGCAGGTGTCGGTAAGACAACCATTGCTAAAGCTATGTGTAATGAAATCAATGCTGATTACATCATCATTAACGGTTCTGATGAGTCTGGTATCGATGTATTTCGTACCAAGATTAAAAACTTTGCTTCGACCATTTCTTTCACGGGTGGTCGCAAAGTCATCATCATCGATGAAGCAGATTATCTAAATCCCAATTCGACACAGCCAGCACTTCGTAATGCTATGGAAGAGTTTGCTGAGAATTGCTCCTTCATCTTCACTTGCAATTTCAAGAACCGAATCATCGATCCTCTACATTCGAGGTGCTCTGTTGTAGACTTTACTCTTCGCAATGAAGAGAAGGTTCAGATGGCAGGGCTTTTCTTCAAACGAATTCACAATATTCTCAAAGAAGAAAATGTAGATTTTGATAGCAAAGTTATTGCTGAAGTTGTCAAGAAACATTTTCCAGATTTTCGTAGAACCATCAATGAACTTCAAAGATATTCTAAGTTCGGAAAGATCGACTCTGGAATTCTTGCACAGATTGGTGATGTATCAATTCAAGAGGTCATCAAATATCTGAAAGAGAAAGATTTTGGTGCGCTGAGAAAATGGGTAGCAGCGAATGATGTTGACCCGGCAACACTATTTCGTAAGCTTTATGATAACTTGTATGAATTTCTACAACCTCAAAGTATTCCTCAAGCGGTGATTCTTCTTGCAGACTATCAGTACAAACAAGCTTTTGTTGCTGATGCTGAGATTAATACTGTAGCTTGTTTGACGGAACTGATGGTGAGTGTGGAGTTTAAATGATGAAAAATAACAAGCGGTCATGGTCCGATAATGCAAATGAATTAGGTCTTCTTGGTGAAAAAATTGTCATGAATATGATCAATCGAAACACTCCTGGGCTTATTATTGAACAATCGATAAACAAGTTCGATAGTGAAAAAGATATGATTGTTGATGGCAAAAAAGTTGAAGTTAAAACACAAACCCCATTTGTGTTTAAGAATTGTTTTTCTTTCAGACCTAATCAACTGTACAAATGCAGGAAAGTTGATGTTATGTATATTGTTTCTGTCCCTCATTTGAGATTTAAGCATTTCTCTGATGGATATGTTTATAAAGTTGACCCGAAAAAATATACAACAATTGAATACACTACTAAAAATGGTCTTCGAATGGTTGGTATCCCCATCAAACAAGATGCATTAGTTCCTGTTTATAAAATGACAACTGAAGAAATTCAAGAACTACAGAAATATAGCAATACGGATTATTGATAATGGCTGACTTGTTTAAAGATATCATTTATAGCATTCTGCAAACTAAAAAAGATGTCCTCGATAATGAAGCTGACTATGTTCCATATGTGGTAAATAAAGCACTATCTTACCATAAAGATTGTGTTCTGTTTGCAAATGAGATGAACCGTAGACATTTTTTAGATAAAAAAATGCAGAATGATTTTTTACTAAATACCGTCAGGGCAAGAAAGCGCCCTTTCAATAAGTGGGTTAAGGCTGAAAAAAGTGAAGACATAGCATGTATCAAGGCTTATTACGGCCTATCAACATCTAAAGCACAAGAAGCCCTCCGTCTGCTTAGTGAAGATCAGATTCGACAATTAAAAGAAAAAACAGATCCTGGCGGAATGGGGAAGTAATATGGTAGACTTAACGACATTTGTTGAAGTTTCTCTAAAGGAACAAGATGATTTTTTGAAGGTGAAAGAAACACTGACACGGATAGGTGTCTCTTCTAGGAAAGAAAGAACTCTCTATCAGTCATGCCACATACTACACAAAAAAGGGCAATATTACATTGTTCACTTCAAGGAGTTATTTGCATTAGATGGAAAACCTGCTAATATATCTGATAATGATATCGAGAGAAGAAATGCTATCGCTAAACTCTTGGAAGAATGGGGACTAGTTAAGATAGTGAATCCTTCTATTATGGAAGATAAGGTTGCTCCGATTCATCAAATAAAAATTATTTCTTATAGAGATAAAGAAGATTGGGAACTTGTAAGTAAGTACAACATCGGAAAGAAGACTCAGAATTAAAATGAATCATGTAAGACAACCCTTTGTTAAATTGAAAAATCTTTATACAAACGAGGAAGTTTTCACCGACAAAAAGGCATTGAAGCGTATTGAAGGTGATATGACTTTCATTTTGGTTTTCAAAGAGAGTGATCCAGGTAGAAAATATTGGGTCAATGAGGCAGCCTTCAAGCCTTTGACTAAATAAAGATATCCTCGGGATGGGATCTAGGCTGGGTACCCTAGATAAAACTACCCACCACGCCTTCGGGGTGGTTTTTTTAACTCGCTTAAACAAGGAGAAAGCTATGACAATCAATACATTTACACCTTACTTTCCTTCAACCGTAGGTTTCGACCGTATCTTCGATGCTCTGGAAAGAGTGTCTACTGAAAAGGTTTCCTACCCACCTCACAACATCGTAAAACACGCGAAAGAAAAAAATAAGTATCTCGTTGAATTAGCTGTTGCAGGTTTTTCACAGGATGAAATTGAAATTGACATTGTGAAGGGTACTTTGACTATTACGGGAAAGAAAGATGAGTTAAGTGATAAACGTTACTTTCTGCACAGAGGAATTGCCACTCGTTCTTTCAAGAAAAGCTTTCAGGTTGCTGAGACTGTCCAAGTGAATGGAGCGGTCCTAAGCGACGGAATCCTGACAGTTGAACTGGAGAACGTGATTCCAGAGGAAGAGCTTCCTAAGCGTATTCCTATTGTTGCAGGAAAACAACAATCTAAACTTCTACAAGAATAATTCTTGACAGGGGCTCCTTTCCATGCTATATTGTGTGGAAAGGAGTAAAAATATTATGAAAATCGCACTCGCATCCGATGTACATCTGGAATTCGGCACCATTGTATTGGACAATACTGAGAACGCGGAAGTTCTGATTCTGTCTGGTGATATTTGTGTCGCTAACGGATTCCATCCTACAGACAAAGAATTTTTCCGTACTTGCTCAGAAAAGTTTCCAAATGTAATCTATATCATGGGAAACCATGAACATTACAATGGTGACTACACATTGACCGAAAATCTTCTTCGTGATGAGCTAGAAGAATTTAAAAATATTCATCTTCTAGAAAAACAATCGGTTGAGATCAATGGCTACACTTTTATTGGTGCTACTCTTTGGACCGATATGAACAAAAACGATCCAAATACATTGTGGCATGTTAGTCGTGTAATGAATGATTTTCGTATTATTCGTAATAGTGGTGCGATTGAAGATCGAGAAAAACTTACTTCAATGTTTGTGTATAATGAGCACGTGAATACAATGCACTATATCAAAAGTGTCATTGATTCTAAACCTGAAGGTAAGTTCGTAGTTGTTGGTCATCATGCGCCATCAAAGCAGTCGGTGAAACCTCGTTATGAAAGAGATGTTCTTACTAACGGTGCGTATTCTTCAGACTTGTCGGAGTTTATTCTTGACCATCCACAAATCAAATTGTGGACTCATGGGCACACTCATGATGTTTTTGATTATATGATTGGTGAAACTCGCATTTTATGTAATCCTCGTGGCTATATTTTGTATGAAGACCGCGCTGATGAATTCGAATTGCTATTTACTGATATTTAAAGGAAAATAATGTCAACCCTAAGAAACCTAGAAAAAGCACTTGCTGGTGAATCTATGGCACATATCAAGTACCGATATTTTGCTAAGATCGCCCGTGAGGAAGGATATGAAGATGTCGCAAGACACTTCGAAGAAACAGCCAATCAAGAAATCAAACATGCATGGGGACACCTAGAACTTTTGATTGGTCGACCTAACACCAAACAGTGTTTGCAAAAATCAATCGATGGTGAAACCTATGAGTATACAGAGATGTATCCTCAGATGGAAGAAGAAGCGGAACGTGAAGGTAATGAACAGGCTATGCTTGAAGCAAAACAACAAGCAAATGAATCCCGTGAACATGCTGAACACTTCAAAATGATTCTAGAAAAAGCAGAAAAACGTTTTGCTGCTTTGAAGAAAGTGGAAGAACGCCATGCAAATGCATACAAAAAAGTATTGGAGGCTCTATGAGATCGGATCATGTTTGTGTAGTTTGTGGTTATGTTCATGAAGAACACAGTGATGTTCCTTTTGAACAACTGCCTGAGGACTGGCTTTGCCCAGAGTGTGGTGTTGGTAAAGATGAGTTTGAGGTCCTGTGAAAGAAAAATTTGTTAATGCATACATGAAGGTCGCTGAGACTTTTTCTGAACTCTCAACCGCTCGGCGTCTTCATGTTGGTGCGATTGTTGTAAAAGATGATCGCATCATTTCGATTGGCTATAATGGAATGCCCTCTGGTTGGGACAATGATTGTGAGGATTTACTTGTCTATAGAAAAGAAATCGAACCAGGCGTTTTTAACAACGAATATAAACATGAATGGAAAACCAAACCAGAGGTGCTCCACGCTGAAACGAATGCAATTGCTAAGTTAGCCAAGTCCACAGAATCGGGTGATGGTGCTACTATGTTTATTACCCACTCTCCATGTCTAGATTGTGCTAAACTAATATATCAAAGCGGAATCAAATCTGTTTATTATCGCAATACATATCGGAGTGAAGATGGCATTGAATTTTTAAAAAAATGTAATATTGAGGTGAAAAAAACATGAGTATTAATACACGAAGAGGATTTTTGAGAGGGGCTGGAATCTTTGGAACAATTGTTGGTGGTGTAGCAGCAGGCAAGATGGTTGTTGAAAAAAACTATCACGAAACAAAATATGTTCCTGCACCTGAACAGCCTAAACAAGACATTTCACACCTTGCACCAGAAACGCCAACGACACTAATGTTGCAGGGAAATCCTAAAAAGAAAGAACCTTCTGCTCTAGAAGGCAGCCCATACAGTGTGTTTTCTAATGTAGAATATGAAAATAAAGTTGAGATGTCTGTTGGTAAAGATAATCGTCTTTGGGTTAAAGTAAATGATGAATGGAAGAGAGTATCAATTGAAAGCTAAAACTTATACAGGTGAAGTCGTTGAACTTCTTGATGACGGTTCTGCTATTCTACAATTGCCAGATGAACTCTGTGAAGAGATGAAATGGTTTGAGGGAACCAAACTTGATATTTCTGAAAAAGATGGAGTAATTATATTGAAAAAAATTGAAACTGATTTTTATGCGGATGTTCATACGTTTATCGAAGCTTGTGATCAAAAAACATCTCCTGAAAATATTAGTCTTTACCGAAATCTCATCAAAGAAGAGTTTTGGGAATTTCAAGATGGTCTGAAAAAACAAGATGATGTTGAACAACTCGATGCATGTATGGATATGATTTGGGTTATTCTCGGTTATTGCAAGATGAAAGGTTTTGATGTCTACGGTGCATGGAACGAAGTAGCAAGAAGCAACCTTGCTAAAATCGATGTTCAAACAGGCAAAGTTGTCAAAAACGAAGCAGGTAAAGTTATGAAACCTGAAGGATGGCAACCACCTCAACTTGACAACTTCATTAAAATCAATTAAAATGAGCGATATCAAAGAACTTCTTTTGATTGTTCAAGAAGAGTGTGCGGAAGTGATTCAAGCTGTCAGTAAATGTGAGCGATTCGGTATCGACAATTACAAACCAGGTAAGCCGAAAACGAATCGTGAGCATTTAGAAGAAGAGGTTGGTGATCTCCTAGCTATGATTGAACTGTTGATTGATAGACAAATTGTTTCACAAAACAAAGTCTTGATTGCTAAAAGTGCTAAGTTTGATAAACTAAAACAATGGAGTAATATTCAAATTGGATAATATTGTTAAAGCTGCTGAGTATCTTGTTAAGAAATACAAACTCATTCCCGCGCAACGGTATGCTTTTTATCGTAGGGAATACGATAATCAGATTGAGCTAATTGGTCTAGTTAATGACCCTAATTTTGATCCTAGGGATTTTGAATCTAGGGAGCTTCTTTTTCCTAAACGCTGGCTCACACTAGCAGTTTTTGATGAGAGTGAAAAGGTGCCAGCATGACTATCAAACTCATCACATTCAAAACCAATCAAACTCTTATTGGTGACCTAACACCTAAAGGTGATAATGTCATCATTAAGAAACCAGTGCAAGTTATTGTTCAACCCACTAAAGATGGTCCTGCAATGGGATTCATTCCATTTTTGGAATACAGTGAAGAGTTTGACACTGGTATCACATTCTACAGTCAAGATATTTTGACCATTAATACGCCCGTTACCGAACTAACAAACGAGTATAATAAGATGTTCGGTTCTGGTATTCAAATCGCATCGGCTATTCCCAAGTTTTGATGAATAAATTTTACACAAATGTTCTTTGTGTAGGCAATCACATTCTGTATCGAGGTGTTGACAACGGTCGGCGTGTAAGACTTAAAGTGGCTTACACGCCCAGAATGTTTTTGCTTGCAGATACAAAGAAAAATAATCTTTGGAAAACTCTTCATGATCAACCTCTCGAAGAAGTCAAATTTGATTCTATTCGAGAATGTAGAGATTTTATCAAACGATATGATGAAGTTGACAATTTTAAAATTTATGGGAATACAAGATATGAATACGCCTTTATTGCTGATGAGTTCAAAGGAATGGTCGAATGGGATCAGTCGAAAATTAACATTGCAGTTATCGACATCGAAGTCGGTTCGGAAAATGGCTTTCCTGACCCATACAAAGCAAATGAGCCAATTACAGCAATCTCAATCAAAAAACTCAATGGAGAAATGAAAGTCTATGGCTGCCAAGAATTTCATAATCAACAAAGTAATGTATCCTATATTAAATGTGCTGATGAATGGACCCTATGTAAAAGCTTTCTCAAAGATTGGGTAGAAGATTATCCTGATGTAATCACAGGCTGGAATACAAAGTTCTTCGATATTCCATATCTCATCAATCGCTTCACTAAACTTCTTGGTGAAGATGAAATGAAGAAGCTTTCACCTTGGAATATGGTCAACGAAAGAAATACCAATATCAAAGGGCGAGAGTTAACAGCATATGAAATTCTAGGTGTGAGTTCTCTCGATTACATTGAACTATACAAATGGTACGCTCCTGGTGGTAAGTCACAGGAGAATTATCGTTTGGACAATATTGCAAACGTTGAACTTGGTGAAAGTAAATTGTCGTATGATGAGTATGATAATCTTCACCAGTTGTATCGATTGAACTATCAAAAATTCATCGAGTATAATATTAAAGACGTTGAACTAATTGAGAAACTTGAAGATAAACTAAAACTTATCGAATTGGGTCTGACTCTCGCATATGATACGAAATCGAACTATGATGACATTTTTGCTCAGACAAGAATGTGGGATGCTCTGATTTATAATAACCTAATTGAAAAGGGTATTGTAGTACCACCCAGAGAAATCAGTGAAAAAGATGAACGTTTCGAAGGTGCATATGTTAAAGAACCTCAAATCGGTATGCACAATTGGGTTGCATCGTTCGATTTGAATAGTCTGTACCCACACTTGATGATGCAATACAACATCTCACCAGAGACTTTGATTGATCCTAAAGATTATGATCAGGAGATGTTTGATATCATTAGTCGTGGTGTTACTGTTGAAAAACTTCTGAACAAAGAAATCAATACAGATTCTTTGAGTGGTGTTACTTTGACACCCAATGGGCAATTCTTCCGTACAGACAAACAAGGTTTCTTGCCAAAGATGCTTGAAGATATGTATGAAGATCGCAAGAAGTTTAAGAAGATGATGCTTCAAGCAAAACAAGAATATGAAAATGAGAAAGATGCAGGTAAGAAAGTAGAAATCAAAAAGCGTATTGCTCGTTATGATAATCTGCAACTTGCTAAAAAAGTTTCTCTGAACTCCGCTTATGGTGCGATGGGTTCACAATATTTCCGTTTCTTCGATTTGAGGCAAGCACTTGCAGTTACAATGGCTGGGCAGTTGTCAATTCGTTGGATTGAGAATCGACTAAATCAATATATGAACTCACTTTTGAAAACTGATGGTGTCGATTATGTCATTGCTTCGGATACAGACTCGATTTATTTGCGCCTTGGTGAACTTGTTAACAAAGTTTTTTCTGAAAAGAAAGAGACTGAGAAAATTGTCTCCTTCATGGATCGTGTCTGTGAGGATAAATTTCAACCGTTTATTGATAAGAGTTACTCTGAACTTGCTGACTATGCTCATGCATACGCTCAAAAAATGCAAATGAAACGTGAAGGTCTTTCCGATAAAGGTATCTGGACTGCAAAGAAGCGTTATATTCTGAATGTTTATAATAATGAGGGCGTTCAATACAAAGAACCTCAAATGAAAGTCATGGGTCTAGAGATGGTCAAATCTTCTACACCCTCTGCTATTCGTGAGAGGATGAAAGAAGTAATTAAGTTGACAGTAACATCAAACGAAGATTCTGTTCAGAAATTTATTGAGAACTTCAAAAAAGAATTCGATAAATTGCCTCCTGAAGAGATATCTTTTCCTCGTTCAGTCAATGGTCTAGACAAATATTCAGACAGACAGTCCATATATACTAAAGGAACTCCGATTCATGTAAAGGGTGCGCTTCTTTATAACCATATGTTGAATAAGAAAGGTCTTTCTAAAAAATATCCTCTTATTCAAGAAGGTGAGAAATTAAAATTCACATATCTAAAGAAGCCTAATCCTATTGATGATACAGTTATTTCGTATCCCAATAGATTGCCTCCAGAGTTTGGTCTTGACAATTATGTTGATTATGATTTACAATTTGAGAAGTCGTTTCTTGAGCCAATCAAAATTATTCTAGATTGTATCGGTTGGTCGGCAGAAAAAACAAATTCATTAGATAGCTTTTTCTAAGGAAATATTATGAGTTTATTGGATAAAATCAAAAAGAATTCTACAATTAAAGATGCATCGATTCTTTCAAAATCGAAATTCTTTAATGAGAAAGATATGATTCCTACGGGAATCCCTATGGTAAATGTAGCATTGAGCGGAAGACTGGATGGCGGTCTTACTCCAGGTTTAACTATGTGGGCTGGTCCTTCTAAACATTTTAAATCAGCATTTAGTCTTTTAATGGCTAAATCGTACATGGAGAAATATGAAGATTCTGTTCTATTG